GTCAAATTTTCGCGTGCACAGGTTTCCAGGATTTTTCTCAAGTAGCCCATGGGAGCCCGGGGTCCGAAGCCACTGCCGTCGAATGTGCGTGCCTTCACTGGCTCGCGCCGTCCCTTGCGTGCCGCCGATCTGTCGGACGGCATCCATCCGGAAGTCGGCATCCCGAGCACGCCGCAGCACCTGGCGCCGGAGGCCGCGAAGGAGTGGCGCCGCGTGACGCCGCTGCTGCTCGAGCTCAACCTGCTGACGAAGGTCGACCGCGCTGCGCTGGAGTTGTACTGCCGCGCCTACGGCAGGCTGCAGCAGGTCGAGCGCGCCATCACCGCCAAGCAGAAGCAGCTGGTGGCTGCCGGCCAGGACCCGACCGACGCGCTGATGCAGCCGACGCCGACCGGGTTCATCCGCGAGTCGGCGCTCAGCCGCCAGGCCGCGGAGCTCGCGCAGCAGGTGGACCGCTACCTGGCCAGCTTCGGCATGTCGCCGAGCAGCCGCAGCCGCGTCACCGCTTCGCGCAACGACGCGCAGCTCCGCCTGGACGGCATGGACGACGACGAAACCCCGGCGGGCTTCGGGGCGATCTGAGCATGAAGGACTACGCCGGCATCGCGCACCAGTTCGCGAGGGATGTGCTCGAGAAGCGCATCCCCGCGTGCAAGTGGGTGCGCCTGGCGTGCGAGCGCCACGAGCGCGATCTGGCGCGCGCTGGCGCCGACACCTTCCCGTTCGTCTTCAATCCCGAGCTGGTCGACGGCAAGGGCAAAACGTACCGGCCCGCCGACCGCGTGTGCGGGTTCGGCGAGCTGATGCCGCACATTAAAGGCGACTGGGCGGCGCGCGGCGAGCTGATCCGCCTGGAGCCCTGGCAGGTCTTCATCCTGGCCAGCGTGTTCGGCTGGGTCCACCGCGAGACCGGCAAGCGGCGCTTTCGCAAGGCCGACCTGTACGTGCCGCGCAAGAACGCCAAGAGCACCATCGCGGCCATCATCGGCAACTACATGCTGGCCGCTGACGGCGAGCACGGTGCCGAGGTCTACAGCGGCGCCACCAGCCAGAAGCAGGCGCTGGAAGTCTTCCGGCCTGCGCAACTGATGGCCCGTGCCCAGGCCGGCTACCGCGCGCACTACGGCGTGCTGGTCAACGCCAGCAACCTGGCCGTGCTGGAGACGAACAGCAAGTTCGAGCCCGTGATCGGCAAGCCCGGCGACGGCGCATCGCCCAGCTGCGCCATCGTCGACGAGTACCACGAGCACAACACGCCCGAGCTGTACGACACGATGCAGACCGGCATGGGGGCGCGCAGCCAGCCGCTGCTGCTGATGATCACCACCGCCGGCAACAACATCGGCGGCCCCTGCTACACGCACCAGGTCGAGCTGCAGAAGGTGCTCGAGGGCGTTGTGGTCGATGAGCAGCGCTTTGGCATGGTGTTCGGCATCGACCCCGAGGACGACTGGACAGATCCGGCCGTGCTCCGCAAGGCGAACCCCAACTTCGGGATCAGCGTCAGCGGCGAATTCCTGGAGGCTGCGCAGCGGGAAGCCGTCACGGACCCGCGCAAGCAAGCCGTCTTCAAGACGAAGCACCTGGACGTGTGGGTCAACGCGGCCAGCCCGTGGCTCAACCTCGAGGCGTGGCAGCGATCCGCAGACACCACGCTGACGCGGGAACAGTTCCGCGGCGAGACCTGCTGGGTGGGCCTGGACCTGGCCAGCAAGAACGACATCGCGAGCGCGTCCTGGATCTTCCGGCGGCAGGAAGCTGGCGAGTGGCACTACTACTGCTTCACTCGCAACTGGCTGCCCGAGGCTGCAGTGCAGCGGCCTGAAAACGGCCACTACCAGGCGTGGGTGGTGCAGGGCTATCTCGTGCAGACCGCCGGCAACATGATCAACCTGCGGCAGATCCAGGAAGAGGTCGAGGCATCTGCCGACCTCCACGTGATCAGCGAGATTCCGATGGACGCCTGGGGCTCGCGCGAGATCGCGCCGGCCATGCAAGAGGCGGGGTTCACCGTCATCGACGTACCCATGACGGTGCGCAACCTGTCGGAGCCCATGAAGATGATCGCAGCCCTGGTCGACGCCGGCCGCTTCCACCACGACGGCAACCTCGCCAGCTCCTGGATGTTCTCCAACGTCGAGGTGGCCGAGGACCGCAACGAGAACATCTTTCCTCGCAAGGGCAGCGCCGAGAAGAAGATCGACGCGGCTGTTGCCACGATCCTGGCGATGGGCCGGGCACTTGCGCCCAGTGCGGCCGAGGATGTCGTCATCGGCTCCGACTACGTGTTCACCGTCGCATGAACGTCGCCATCTTCAATCTCTGCCTGCTTGCGGGCTGGCTGCTGGCGGCCATCGGCGCCGGCCTGTGGTGGCTGCCGGCCGGGCTGATGCTCGCCGGCGTGTCGCTGGTCGGCCTGACGTTCGTCGTGGCCCGAATGGCAGGAGTGTTTCGCTGATGTTCCTGGCCGGCCCCATCGCGCAGCGCAGCGCCACCGATGACTTCTGGTACCAGCCAGCGGCTCGCTCCATGGGCGGCGCCATGGTTACCAGCGACTCGGCCCTGCGCCTGTCCACGGTCTACAAGTGCGTGCGCGCCATCTCCGAGACCATGGGCATGCTGCCGATGCCGGTGTACCGCCGGCTGACGCGCGGCAAGGAACGCGACGCCGGGCATCCGCTGGCCGAGCTGCTGCAGAACCAGCCGAACCCGTGGCAGACCGCCATGCAGTGGCGCGAGATGATGCAGGGCCACGCATCTCTGCTGGGCAATGGCTACAGCGAGATCGTCTACGCCGGCAGTGGGCGCGTCGACATGCTGGTGCCGCTTCCGCCGCTGCGCACGCGCATCGAGGTGCTGCCCAACGGCATGCCGCGGTACAAGACCGTCGACAGCGATGGCCGCGAGCGCACGCTGGTCTTCGGCCAGGTCATGCACCTGGCGGGCTTCAGCACTGACGGGTACACCGGCCTGAACCCCATCGAGGCCGAGCGCGAAGCCATCGGCGCGGCGATCACCAGCCGCGACTTCGGCAGCGCTTACTTTGGCAACGCCGCACGGCCGCCGATGTGGATCGAGCACCCGGGCAAGTTCAGCGACGACGACGCCCGGCGCCGGTTCGTCAACGGCTTCCGCGAGGCGTACAGCGGCGCCCGGCAAGGCACCGTGCCCGTGCTCGACCAGGGCCTGAAGCTGCACGCGCTGAGCCTGAGCCCGGCCGACTCGCAGTACATCGAGACGCGCAAGTACCAGGACGTCGACATCTGCGGCCTGTGGCGCGTGCCGCCGCACAAGGTCGGCATCTACGACCAGGCCAAGTGGGCCAACGTCGAGCAGGCCGCGCTCGAGTGGGTCAGCGACTGCATCCTGCCGTGGTGCCGCCGCTGGGAACAGATGCTGCTGCGCGATCTGGACTTCGGCGAGTCGCACTTCCCCGAGATCCTGATCGACGCGCTGCTGCGCGGCGACACCAAGACGCGCTACGAGGCATACGGCAAGGCCATCCAGGACGGCTGGCTGCTGCGCAACGAGGCCCGCGAGCGCGAGAACCTGAACGCACTGGACGGCCTGGACACGCCGCTGGAGCCCATGAACATGGCGCCGGCCGGCAGCCGTGGCGCAGACCAGGCGCGTGGCAGCCCGCTCGACTCGCGCGGCAATGCCGTGCTGCAGGCCAGCGCCGAGCGCGTGGCGCGCAAGGAAGTCGCACTGGTCAAGCGCTGCGCACCCGCGGCCGACAAGCCGGTCGCGCTGGCGGGAGCCTTCGAGGGCCATGCCCGATTCGTAGCCGAGGTCATGGCCGTGAGCCTGCCGACTGCCGAGGCGCACGTCGCACAGACCATCGAGCGCGCGTGCTGCTGGCTGGACCCGAGCACGCCCAGCATGCTCGCCGAAGACGCCTTGACCACCCAAACGGCCGCGCTGATGCGGCTGGAGGACTGAAATGCTGCACCTGCTGACTGCCTTCTACTCGACGCCCTGGGCACTTGAGCCCGGCCTGTTCTCCACGATGGAGACCATCCTGTTGCGCTGGGCTGCC